AAGCGGCGAAAATAATTGCATAGTAGCACCATTACGCGCTCATTACAGCCGTGTTAATAATATAGTTACTGCCACGATTAACTTCGATTTTGAATTGACTGGCGGCAACGTAGTAGGCTCGTTTAATTTATCCCCACCAGTAGGCTCAACTTTCGCAAGTCCTCGCGATGCTTTTGGGGTATTAACGCCGATGACTACACAAGTAGCAAAGGTTGAATTGTATGAGATTGTAGCCGATACAACATTTTACCAAATAAGCATCTTAATTCAATCTCCTAATATCGATGATGTAATTCAATCGGTGGTTGTTCAGATTCAATACTTAGTTGTTTAATGCGCTCCACCTCGCTTCTCGGTCTAAATCCGATTAAGAAGTGGGAAGGCTTGCGGCTTAGCTCCTACCTTTGCCCTGCTGGTGTGCCGACCATTGGCTACGGCTCAACCCGATACCCAAACGGCAAAAAGGTAATGCTTGGCGAAAAGCTCACAGGCGAAAAGGAAGCAACGCAATTGTTACTCGCAACCCTTGAGCCGTATGAAGCGGCTGTCAATAAGCACCTACCTAACCTCAACCAATGCCAGTTCGATGCGCTTGTGGCATTCAGCTACAACGTGGGAACTGGTGCTTTGATTAAATCTACATTGCTTAAAAAGGCAAAGGTGAACCCAAACGATCCCAGCATCTTGGATGAGTTCCTAAAGTGGAACAAGGCAGGGGGCAAAGTCTTGACAGGGCTAACCAATCGCAGGCGCGAAGAGGCAAATTTGTATTTCTCACTTTGTAATTTCTGAGGCTATCTTGCCCCAACACCGCTAAGGCTTTGGCGTATATTTAACCATGCCAAAAAGAATTACCAAACCGAGGCGAGTTGTGGATGTAATCGTCAAGCACTGGCGAAGCACCATAGGCTCGCTGACGATTTTGGTATCCATCTTTTTGCTAATCTTCAAAGTGATAACAGCCGAAACATTAACAGCCATCATTGCAGCACTAATAGCCGCAGGATACATCCCAAAAGCCAAGAGCGATGCAACAGATTCGTAGAGATACCGTCAAAATAGCAAGGCATAACAAGCTCAACATCGATACGATGAGCTGGCACGCGCCTCAAGCCGATACATCCTTTGCACAGGCAAACCGTGAATCATTCGAGTACGTCATGGCACAACCTCGCAAGGAGATTGTCCTGACTGCATTCGATACAATTCAGCCGTGTGATGTATCTTTGTTGGCCGCTCCTACGTACTATGCCTTCAAAAGTCAGCCCGTAAGAAATGCGGCAGAAATTGAAACGCCTATGGATTACGACATACTCTTTAATGGCATTGTGTTTAGCTTTACCTTGTGGATGAGCGCAAAATATATCTTGTCTTGCGGTCCTGCATGGCGTGCTCTCATAAGTGAATTGCGCGAAGTTTAGCGTATCTTTGCCGTATGGCAAGCCTGCACATTCTTGAGTCATCCATTGACCTCTTCTATGTGATCACCGATACGGACGGCAGGATTGTCACCTCCAATGATTTATTCAAGGAGTACAGCAGCCACATCAAGCCTTCCAACATTCTCGACATTGCGGCACAAGATAGTGACCGCGATGACCTGGTCAATGCAATTCACAAGGCCAAGAAGCACAGCCCCGATCCGGTGCGTGCTTACGCCAAGACCAAGCAAAAGATGGCATCGGAGCGGTACAACATGTGGAATGTGTATTCAATTGTGGATATGCTGCACTTCATCGGCATTCAGTTGGTGGATGTCACATCCATTAGCAGCCATGAATATGAACGGCAGAAGATACTGCTGGAAGAGTTCCGCTTCACCTTATCGCATGAACTACGCCAGCCACTGACTTCAATCGGTGGCTTGGTGAAGATGCTCAATGAGCATACCTGGGCAACGGATCAGGAGCGTGAAGGGATATTAAGAATGCTTGGCAATAGCGTGGATAAACTCGATGATGTGATCAAGCTGTTAGTCAAGAAAGCAACCAGGCAAATATGAGCAACCTACCGGCTACCGATTGCGAATGCGATGAGCGACTTGTCAAAGTGCTCGCCGTTTACATCACTGAGAAGGCTATGCCGATAAAGGTTGCAGGAGATATACTGCTAAATGAGCTTAGAGATAAAAGCACATACATTAAACGACTTAATGAACTAATCCAATGCAGCAAAACAATATCACCGTCCTAACCTTAACAATGCTATGCTGCTTTCTTGTGCTGATGCTAATCAAGACATGCGGATCATTGGCAGCACTGGAAGGCCAGTATCAATATGCAGACTCATTGAATACTGAATTTACATCTCGCAGAATGATTGACAGCAGCACCATCCACAGCCAAGCCGTGCAGCTTGCAGCGGCTGGCACTAAGCTGCGTGCCCTGGAACTTCGAGAGCCTGAAGTGGTGGTGAAGTACCAGACTCGCACCAAGGTTGTCACGCAAGTAGAACTTGGCGAGACCGTGTACATCGACAGCTTTCCGCACTTGCGCCTGCCGAGGTCCTTTAGCAGAGAAGGGAAATGGCTTCAGATAGGTGGCTCAATAAACCGCTTAGGAAGGCTTCAAATCGATTCGATTATCATTCCGGTATCTTATACCGTTGCAATTGGAGATACGCTCCGTAAGGGCTTCTTATGGCGTAAGCGTAACAAGGTTGTTCGCCTTGGTATTGACAACCCTTATGTAAGCGTGACAGGCATGAGCAACGTGATCGTTGCGGACCGCCCGAAAAAGTGGTATGAGACACAGCTTGCCGGGGCCGTGTTGGGTGGGCTTGTCGGCTTCGGTTTGGGCAGGGCGCAAAATTAGGCGCGTTGATTTTCAGCAGTTTGTAAAATATTTTTGATTAGGTATTGCTTTATTCAAAAATGTTCGTACATTTGCTGCATACAAAAACACAAAAACATGAACACACCCGAACTATCAACAGCGACAACCTTCCAAAATTGGAAGGGCACTGAATTCTTTCACTACAACCACCTAACCGGCACAATGGTGATGGTTGTCAATGACGGCTGCATCAAAGGCCTTTACACTCGATGCGACAGCCAAGCAGCTAACCTTGCACGCCAGTACCACCGCTCTATGGAGTATGGCACACCACCTGAGAAGCGTATCTATGATCCTTGCTCAATTGAGGACTTTCACAATCAATTTGCATTCGTTACCGAATATCTTCATCAACAATCAACTCAAGCACTTTTAACCTCTATTTAATATGAAAGCACCAGTAAACTCAGGTGGAAGTCAAACCCGCCAAATCGCTCCCGAAGGAGCTCACGTAGCACGCTGCTACCAAATCATTGACAAAGGCACTACATTCGATGAGAAGTGGGGCAACAAGAAACGCAAGGTTCAATTCCTATTCGAGCTTCCGCTTGAGACCGCAGTCTTCAGCGAGGACAAAGGAGAACAGCCTTTTTACGTGAAGACAGTATTCAACCTCACAATGGGCGAAAAGGCATCCCTTCGCAAGTTCATTGAGTCATGGGTTGGCAAGAAGATGACAGATGCACAGGCCGCTGACTTCGACATCACAAAGCTACTTGGCCATCCAGGTATGGTCAACATCGCACACAATGGCAAGGATGATCGCGTGTATGCCAACATCATGAGCATCTCTCCGCTTCCGAAAGGCATGGCTTGCCCTCCTGCGATTAATGAGTTGCTTGCCTATGACACCACAGAGCACAGCGATGCAGTATTCAACAAGCTGCCTGAGTTCCTTCAGGAAGACATCCGCAAAAGCGATGAGTGGATTGCACGCACAAGTGCCAAGGCTGCTGTTCCTGCACCAACATGGCAAGCGACAACAACATCAGCAGACGAGCCCGATCTTGACAGCTTATTCGCTAACGATTCAACAGGATTGCCATTCTAAAACAACAAAGCCCGAGGACACACATGAAACCTCGGGCTTAACTTACTATCAACAAAACTCATGAACAGCATCGCAAAGATAACAATTCCAATCGAGAAATTGTATCAGACAATAAATTCTGCTGAGGTCTTGTCAGCCCAACAACTCATCGAGCGCAACAGCTATGAAGGTGAGGCTTATCCAATCGAAAACGTCATGCACTACACCGCCGCATCCAATGCAATCGCGGAAGTGAACAAGGCCATCAAAGCAATCCAAGATGCTCGCAAGATGGTGACCGGTCCGCTGGATGCCTACAAGAAAGAACTCATGCGCATCGAGAGTGATGCAACCATGCCATTGCAAAGCTTCATCGCATCCACCAAGAACGCAATGCTCAAGTACACGCAGGAATGCGAGAAGCAGTTCGCAGTTGAGCAACAATCTGCGGCCACACTGGATCAGCTTGTCGAAGTTGGACTAAAGCACGACCACATCAAAGGCGTGCGCAATATTCGCAAGGTTCGCATCAATGGCGAAGTGGACTGGCTCAAGGTGCTCAGTGTGCTGTTCGGCTCAGGCATGTACAAGCCTGAAGACTTCACGCGCAACCTACTCAAAGCAATGGAAATCTGCAACGTGGATTCAATCCCAGGCATTGAGATTTATGAAGAGAAAATTCAAACTATAACACGATGAAACACAACAACGCAAAGCAGGT